GTATAAGAAAACCTTCCGGTATAATCAGACGTCTGGTAAGTACGAGAGCGTCCCACGTAATGTGTTTACCGTTACTGGACAATACGCTATGAACATTTCTGCTGGTCAGGTTGAGATTGCACCTTTCAGGATGGAACTTTCTATCCCTGCTGGTGCCGTTTCATACTCTGGCGATCAGATCGATGGCTATGTAGGCATGTATATTGCTGCTCTACAAAGCGAGAAAGCTAACATTATTACGGCAATTAAAACCGGAGCGATGTAGTTTTACTCTTTCATAACATGTTCCCCACGGAGTTAACAGTATGCTCTTTAAAGCTTTTAGTAAAAACCTCAAATTGGATATTTTGTCCAATTTTAAAGCAGGTTCCAACTTACACAAGGTCCTAAGACAGAACATCGACTTAGGAGTGGCCATGTCTTTTCTTACACCTCGTGAAATTGCCGCAGTGCGCCAATTCCGCGATATCGATAAACGATACGTTTCATCAAAGTCGCAAGACTTAGATGCCTCGGCAAATGAAACGGTTTATTTCGCTGTCGATAAGTGTAGGAAGCAAAATGACATGTTTAGTAAACGTGATTTCACTTCGTTGACTAGTGCACAGCTCAAGATCCTTTTCTTGGCTCGTGACATTGTTGTTGATGTAATGGAAAAGGCGTGTTCTCACCAAGACAGCTGTTTTAAAAAGCTTGTCGTTGGTGATCCGTCTTATCCGGTGATTTTTCCCGTTTCAGGCTTCACCACCGGTCCAGGCGTAACAGCCGAAGGCCGTGGTCGCCTAGTAGTGGAGAAATACCCTACTGGGAGTGCTTTAGTTGTGGGTAATGACATTGAGCGGGCTTACTTGTCCGTTCTACAAAAACGTCACCTGCTAGGTGGGGTATCAACTGATTCTATTGTTGATGGCTCCCCCCTGAAAGCTAGTTATGTTCCCAAAAACAATCGTACGAGCCGTATGATTGTTCCTCAACGGAACGGTTCACTATTTCTTCAATACCCAATGGGTAACCACATTGAAAAAGCGCTCAGGTATCTTAACATCGACATCACGAAGCAACCTGCGATTAACAGGCAGCTTGCTCGTGACGGGTCGTTTTATGATAACTTGGACGTTGATCTTTTTGGTCTTAACAGGTCTGGACGACCTTGCACGATTGATCTTAGAGCAAGCTCAGGATTGATCGGGCTTGGAATTACGGAGTTCCTGTTTCCACATTGGGCGTATGAGTATATGGCCATGTGCCGTAGCTCACACGTTATGCTTTCCGATGGCAATGTCATCGAACTTCCAAATCTTGCTGATATGGGCAATGGTTTTTGTTTCCCTGTGCAGACGTTAGATTATAGTGCGTTGTTAATTGCAACGTATAAATATTATCGTCATCCACTCAAGAGACATGGCCAGCGTACATGGTCAGTGTTTGGAGATGATGTTATCATCGACAGAGCACTTTATGAGCCATTCGTCAAACTAGTCGAATCGCTTCACATGGTAGTGAATACCGATAAGTCGTTTTCTACTGGGTTCTTCCGTGAATCCTGTGGATGTGACTTCGTTGAGGGCATTGATGTTAGGCCCGTTATGCCTACGGGTGTAGAGTCTGACGTCGACCGCTATATTGCTATAAACCTCCTAGGTGAGTGGTGTGCTTTGCATGCCATTAAACTACCAAGAACGATGTCTTGGCTAGCAAAAGGCATTGAATCAAAAACTTGTGTAGTATCCTGGGTTGACCCTTTAGATTCGGGCATCCGGCTAGACTTCAACAGAATCGACGTGGTAAGGAGTCTACTCTCCCGTGAACTGGGAGGTAGGCTCGTATACACGGTCGACCGTGTCGCTGGCCGGACTAAGACGGAATATACCCGCATAGAGTATACTCTTCTTAGGCCTAAATTGACAAAGGCGCGTTTTCACGAAAGTGATGTACGCATGTTTCACCTTCTCCGCACATGTGCGACAGAGGTTGACTCCAGAGCTAGGAATCAACCCTCGCTCAAGGCTGCAGAAATGACAGCATTGAATGAAGGTGTGACCATGGCAATACTGCCGGGAAAGCGTGAGAAGTACTTCACGTTTGACTCTGCAGAGCGTGTTAAATGGAACATTGAGTCAACATCAACTCCTGTTGGTGTTGGTTACAACAAAGTAACCACCGACTCATGGCACAGGCTAGTGCCAACCGAGACCGATGCTTCCTTGGTAACTTGTTACCAACGATTGAACGGACTCTAGCTCGGACTGGTCCCCGTGCCCTGATGGG